GAGGCCCCCACGGAGGCCCCCACGGAGTCCCGCACGGAGGCCCACACGGAGGCCCCCACGGAGTCCCCCACGGAGGCCCCCACGGAGGCCCGCACGGAGTCCCCCACGGAGTCCCGCACGGAGTCCCGCACGGAGTCCCCCACGGAGGCCCACACGGAGGCCCCCACGGAGTCCCCCACGGAGGCCCCCACGGAGTCCCACACGGAGGCCCACACGGAGTCCCCCACGGAGGCCCTATTACGTTTCAGGTCGTCGATGACCGACTTGGCGATGGGCGCCGCGAAGGCGCCCACGATCGGGGACGAGACGCGGACCACCACGTTCGGCCAAGGGATACCAGCGAATTCGTAGCACTTCCGCGCGCCGGATTCCCAGACCGCCCATTCCTCTTCGGTCAGTGGGGTTGTGCGCCAGCCGTATTCGATCCATTCGCGTGCCCAGGAGGCCATGCGGTCGTGTTGTGCTGGGGTGAGTTCGGTGAGCTTTTTCGTGGTCATTGGATTGCCTCGGGTTCTGGGACTGGTTTCCACGGTGCGAGCTGGCGTTGTGCACGCCGGATTGCTCGGCGTAGTCCGGCGCGGCGTTGGGTGCGGTACTGGCCGCCGGCGCGGCGGCTGTTCCGGTTGTAGGCCGGGCGCAGGTTGGCCGGATGGAGCTCTGGTGGCGCGATCCGGCGTAGCGTCGCGCGCTCGACCGGTGCTAGGTCTTCGGGTTTGCGTTCCAGCCAGTCGGGCAGCGGTTGACGTTTGGTGATCGTGCGCCGTTGATCGGCGAAGCGGGTCACTGCGGAGCCTCCAGGTCGCATGGCATCGCGATCGTGGTTTGTGCCGGGAAGACGTCGACGTGTAGTTGATCGCCTTTGGTGAAGCGGACTTGGGTCGCGATTTCCCAGACGGTCATGCCGTCGTCGTTGACTCCTTGGTAGGCGAGTTCGCAGGCGGTGATGGTGCCGTCGGCGTGGTGGATTGCTACGCCTTGTGGGCGGGGTCGCGCGTCAGTCGTCATCATCGTCGACTTCGCTGTCGGCCTCTTTGTCGTCGCCGTGGTCGAACAGGGCGGGCTGATCCTCGTCGGCGTCCGGCGGTTTTGGCTTGCCCTGTTCGTGGCACCACTGGATCTGAAGCGTTCGCGTGTAACGCATTTCGCCGTCTTTGCGTTCGATCGGGCCGTGCTCGCCGGTGCAGCGGGCCCGCACAATGTAGGTTCGGACGTCGCCGACTTCCGGTGGGTCGTCGAGCGCTGCCGTTGATTGGCCGAAGCTGAGGTAGGCGGGTGGTTGGTCTTCGGCGGCGAGGTCGGCGCGGACGGCGTCGAGCGCGTCGGTGGTGAGGACGTCGGGGGGTGCTTCTTTGTCGGTGATGAGGGCCATGGCTGGGTTTAACCTTCCTGATCTGTTGCGGGGCTGGATGATTCCGATTCAGCGAGGCTGGCTCGGTTGAGAATTTCTCGGATGATGTCCTGCGGGTCGACCTCGTCACCGTCTTCGTCGCGGCCGGACTTCCACAGCTTTAGGGCCTCGATGATGGACTCGGCTTCGGCGGACGTCAGCCCGGAGCTGCTGTCGAGTTTGAATCCGAGGATCGCGCCGGTGACGGTAAGCCGGTCGTTGCGATCCTTGAGGTCGAGATCGCGGAACAGGGCGTGCATCTGGCGGTTCTGCGCCGGGCTGGCCGGATCATCGGGCACCGGCGCTTCGTCCCCCGGCTCAGGGTCGCTGACCTGCTCGGTTTCCGGTTCTGGACGATTTTCTGAGGCCGCGGGTTGATCCTGTTCCGCGTCGAGTTTCGCCTGGGCGTCGGCGACCGCCTGGGCGCGCGCCGGATTCGGTTGCGCCGGCGCGGGCTGCTCGGGCGCCGGCGGTGTCTCACCGAAAATCTCGTCGACGGTGATCGGCTCCGACCGCTGCCGAACCGGCTCCCGCTGAGGCTCGTTGTCCCACCGCTCTGATTCGAGTTCCTCAGCACTGTAGGAGATACCGATCAGGACGTCGGGCGCCATCTCCCGGCAAACCTCGGCCTGCGCCTTGGCCTTGAGCATCGCCTGCGGGTCGGTGATGTACTTCATGTTCCCGACGATCGAGACCTTCTTTTTGCCGTCCCAGAACTTCTCGACCGTCACCCAGTCGTCCTCGACGTCCGGGCGGCACAACGAATCCGCGCCCGACGGGATCGGCACATACCCGGCGCGCTTCGCCCGCTCGATCGTCCACGTCGACCGGTACTCGTCACCGTCCAGATCGCGACCAACCACAGTCACCGACGTGTCGGACTGCTCGACGGTGCGAACCTTGTAGCCGCGAGGCTTCAACAGCGCCACCATCGTTCGCGCCTCAAGCGACGGCATGCCATGGATCGCGATCACACGCTGCAACGACTGGATCGGCGTCAGGCCGAGCTCGGCGCCATACAGGATCGCCGCGGTCGCGTCCTCTTCCTTCCGAAAGAACCGCTTCGGCACCATCGACGTGCCGACCATCTTGCAGGCCAAGTCGTACGCGGTCTGCATCATTTCGGCGTGCTGCAACAGCATCGCCTTCGCTTCCAGCGACGCCGGGCGAGCGGGCGGCAACAGCTGAAGCGACGAGTCGCCCAGGGTGGCGACTTCGGTTGTGGTCATTGGTGATTCCTTCCGGGCTAGGTGGTCGGTTCCGAAGATTTGGAATGTCACGCGGTGAGATCGTCTTCGATTTGGCGGCGCATCCACGCCGGGAACGTCAGCAGCGCGATGCCCTCATAGCCGGGCCACACACCGGTTTCGCGGCACTCGGCGAACAGGTCGATCGCTTTGCGGTTCTGGAGGCGCCCGAGCTCAATGTCTTCCGGTTCGAACTGCGCCGTCGAGACCAGAAACGGCGGATCCTTCTGCTGCACAATGAACATGAACGCGGCGTCCTCGGCCCCGGTGACTTCCCACAGACCGTCGATGTACCAGGCGGCCGACTGGTGGTAGCCGTAGTCGAATGCCGCTTTGACGAACCTGCGCGGATTCGCCGAGGCGGCTGTCTTGTACTCAACGATGATCGGCCGGCCGCGGGGAGCATCGGGCAGAAAGTCGGGCCGGAACCGTAGCCGCACGCCGGTCGCGTCGTCGTGCCAGTAACCGGACATCTCCGCGGACCCGGATTCGAGAAGCTTCGCCGCGATCTTGTGCTCAAACACCTTGCCGGCCATCCGCTGCGCCTGCTCGATCTGCGCCTTCAGCAGCGGTGCTTTGCCGAGCTCGTATGCGCGTTCGCGCTGAGCCTTCGCAGCATTGGTGCGCCAATCTCGGGCGTCGACCCGGACAAGCTGACCGCCTTTGCCGAGGACCATCTTGTGCGCGGCGTGCCCAAAGTCATATTGGGGCTTGGGATTTGGCGGCTCCAGCTGTTGGGCCATGAATTCTTGAGGTGTCAGCGTGGTGAGTGTCTTCGCGCCGGAGGACGAGAGGCTGTCGCGGTCGGCGTGATAATCCTCTTCCGACACATCAGGGTAGAGGCCGTCGTTGATTGGGACGCTCATGCGTTCGCCGCCTGCCATTGTGGCTTAGGTCCGCGCTTGCGGGGTGGCCCGTAGCGGGCGTGCCGCGCCTCGGTTTTGCCGATAATGCAGGCGGGGCAGGCTTTTTCATTGTTCCGCAGGTGGGCGGCGTAGCCGCGTTCCGTTCCGCATGGCGGCCGTTTGCGTGCCCGGGCGCGTCTCATGGTGTGGCGTTGTTCTTCGGTCGTGCCGCCCCAGACGCCGAACTGCTCGGGTCGATTGAGCGCGTGCTCGAGGCACGGGACGCTGACCGGGCAGGCGCGGCAGATGTTGAGCGCGGCCGCTGTGTTGGAGACGCCACGGATTTCAGGAAAGAAGAGTCGGTCGTCGGCGCCGCGGCATGCGGCTTGGTCCATCCAGGCGTTCGGGTCACTCATAGCCGACCTGCGTGGCGACGTTGTCGATCTGGTCTGGGCAGTGGTCGCGCAGCATCCGGCCGGCGAGCGCGCCCGCATCGAATTCGGTGTATCCCGCTGCGACGAGCGAGGTTTCGATGTCGAGGACGCGGTCACCGTGCCGAAGCGCGTAGCAGACGTTGACGTGCTGGCCCGGTGTCTCGGCGTGCGCCAGGGCGGGTAGCCACGCTGAGCACGTGATGACCGCGGCAGCGAGCAGCGCCCAGAACAGGCAGCGGATCACGAGGCGTCCTTCTCGGCGATCGCGCGCAGAACAGCTGGAGGCGCGAACTCGAACAACGCGTCGGCGAGGCCGTACAGGAAGGCCATGTCGGCGTCGAATTCGCTTGTGTCGTCGGGCGTGTGGTGGCGAATGTCGTGGGCGACTTGCCGGAAGTCGTCGGGCGTCCAGATCGGGGTGAGCTTGGGCGGTACGATAGGTGCCGACATCGGGAATCTGACCTTTCTGATGTTGTTGCCCCCGGGACCGTTCACGCGGACCGGGGGCACTTCTTTACCGGTGGGGCGTGTTTGGGTGCCCCGCACCGCCGGACAGGGGGGCGTCCTGGCGGTGCGGGGCGTCTTCTGCTGCGGGGCCGCGAGCCGTGCAGGCCACGCCGTCAGCAGAAGTGGGCAAGCCGAAGCGTTCCTCAATCAGCTGCCGTAGCGCGATCAACTCGACGTCGGTCAGCGCGGGTTCGGACGGCGTTTTGACGGGCGGACGTGGCACGGAAATCCGTGGCCGAGGCCCATACTCGTACGTTTGCCCTCCACTGCGGAGAACGGTCTCGTCGGCAGGAGGTAGAGGGCCGAGTCGGTCACCCCAGAGGCGTTCGCCAGCTTTCGCGACGTCGACGAGCGAGTAGGAACCGTTACCCTCGGCGAGATACCGCGCGGCCGCTGCCTCGTCGAAGTCGAACTCGTCTGGCTCCGTTGGTGTTTCAGAGGGCAACAGGTACTCAAAGAGCGCCTCGCACGCGATCCCGGCGAGCTTCCCTGCATACGCGGCGGCGTCGATTGCCGCGGCCAAAGCAGCGCGCGTCATGATCGCGCACCTGAGTGTGAAGTTGCGGGCCGAGCTCGTCCGGAAACAACGCAACAAGCCCCAGGCACCAGAGCTCGCTTATCCTCCCTGACACACGTCGTCTGAGGCACCGAACCCTCGTGGAGAGTGATGTTGACGTGTGCGAGGCTCGCTGCCGCACCAGCGAAGAATGATGTCATGCGATTCGGCTCCCCGTCGTTTCGACGTCGCCGATCAACCGGCCACGCTGAGCCGGGCTCACAATCCCGAGAAAACAGTTGGGACACAAGCAGTTATGCGGGAACTGTGGCGCGAAGAACGGCCGGAAGCAGCGATCACAGATGGCGCCTATCCGGCCGAGGCGACGCACATTCGCCAGCGGAAGCACGCTCATGAGATGGCCTGACATTCGGCGTGCTGAGCATTCCAGTCCTCGATCGCGATGTAGTCGTCGCCGTCGAGCTCACCCATGACCTGCATGACGGAGCCGCAGACGCATTGGGCGTAGTACTCCGGTGGCGGCGCGAACGACGCCTGGTGGTTGGCCCAGTCGAGCTCGGCGCGGACCTTGTCGGCGGCGTCGAGCACCGCGGCGACACCGGCGCGCCCGCGACCGGCAGCCATGAGGTCGTCGAGGCTGGGCATGGCGCCGCTCACGCGCTCGCCTTTGGCTGCTCGACGAGCTCGGCGATCGACACGCCGAGGTGGTCGGCGATCGCCTGCAGTTCAGACGCGCGGAACTCGACGCGGCCCAGGAGTCTCTGAGAGAGGCTCTGGCGGGTGAATCCGAGTACAGCTGCGATGTCGCCCTGGGTTTTTCCGCGGCGGGCGATCTCGGCCCTGACGTTGGCTGCAACATGCGATTGCATCACGAGACAGTGTCTACACGTTCAGAGTGCATACGTCAACGACCATTTGCACGCTGAGCGTGTCATAATCGAAGTTATTGTGAAATTAACCTGCTATTCGCACGCTAAGCTTGCAAAGTGCGTGAGTTACACGCAAAGTAGGTGACATGGATACAACACACGCGACGGCGGACACGCTCGACGCGTCGCTGCCCTCAGTGGCAGCCGCGCGTCTGCGCGGCTATCTCGCCGAGCGCAGAATCAGTCACAAGACATTTGGAGAGATGGTCGGGTGGGACCGTGGCCGATACCAGCTGCGCCTCGCCGGCAAGGTGCCCCTGAATCTGGCGGACCTCGAAGAGATCGAGGCCCGCGCCGGTATCAGCGCGATCTATCTCTTGACGGGTATCACCAACAGTCCGCCGCTGCCCCCTTCAAGCGGACCTCGGCCCAGCCCTGTGCGGCGCCTCCGGCAAACAGGTCTGGCGGTCGTTCCAGCGGTTAACAATGACGACGGCTTAAGTGACGATGCCCAGTACTACGTAACTTTGGCCGAGGACCTGCTCCCCCGGGTGGAATCGAACCACCAACCCTCCGGTTACTGGCTTTTTACAACCCCTGTTGGATTATCTAAGTCTCCGGACGTCTGTTCTATAGAACAGGACCAGGTTGCAGCATGATCACGAATCGCTGCGAAGAACCTGTAAACGCTCCCGCTACTGACGCCGTGATAGTAGACATCGGCGCTATGGAACGCGGACGTCTATTACCCGAAGAGTGGGGAGACGCGATCGCCGCGTGGACCGGATGGCTGACCCTGCGGGGCATCAGCGAGAAAACCATCCGTCTGCGCCGCCAACATCTCCAGATGGTTGCCCGGCGGTCGGAAACCCTGGCGCCTCGTGAACTCACCCGCCCGCTGCTGGAGTCTGTGTTCGCGGGGCAGCGGTGGTCGGCGGAATACCGCAAAAGCATGCGCAGCTCCCTGGTGACGTTCTACGAGTGGGCGATCGCGTCCGGCGTCGCCGCCGACAACGTGGCGGACTGCCTGCCCAAGGTGAAGACGCCCCCGCCGAATCCCCGCCCGGCGCCCGATCATGTCTGGGCGCAGCTGCTCGCCCACGCACCCATGCGCGAGGCGATGATGGCCAAGCTGGCCTGCCACGTCGGGATGCGCCGCGACGAGGTCTGCCGCGCGCACCGCGACGATCTGATCGAGGACCTGGGCGGGCACTCCCTGATCGTGCACGGAAAGGGCGGCAAGCAGCGCGTGGTGCCGCTCGACGCGGACACGGCGGCGCAAATCATGGACTTCTGCGACGGCGGCTTCCTGTTCCCCGGCCGCATCGACGGGCATATCAGCGCCCATCATGTCGGGAAGATCATCAGTGCATTGATGCCCCCCGGGTGGACGATGCACAAGCTTCGGCACCGGTACGCAACCCGCGGCTACGCCGGCACCGGGAACCTCCGGGCCGTCCAGGAAGCACTCGGACATGCCTCGGTGGCGACTACCCAGCGGTACACCGCTGTTTCCACCCGCGAGGTCCGCGCCGTGTCGGAGGCAGCGGGGGGGAAACTGCTCCTTTTCCCAGCCGCGGTCCCGGAAACAGGCGCATGATGACGCCCATGAAAACGACATTGCTCATCGCCGCGGCCATCGCCGCTACCGCATGCGCGCCGTCCGTCCACGCTGACGACACCGACACGACCTACCTCAACGCCCTGCACGGACACGGCATCAGCAATCAGAACGGCGACGCCGGGTTGATCGACCTGGCGCATAAAGTCTGCGCCGCGCTCGCGGACGGCATCAGCATGAACGCGCTCGAAGACGCGGGCGACATGAACGAGCGCAACGGGTTGTCCGATGACGACGTGAAGGTCATTGTCAAGGACGCCGCCGCTTCCTACTGCCCGGAATACATCCCGTAGAGAGGGTGCGCCGATGGACGAAACGGAGCTAGCGGCTACCGCAAAAGCGGATGCCTCCGATACTGAGTTGTTGCCGCCAAGGACGGTGCAGCGGCCGGAGCTCGCGTACAGCGCCGAGGACGAGACCGATGACTTCGGCGACCTCTGGAGTGAGGATGACGACCACGCCTACGCGTGGGGCACCGTCAAGATGTTCGCCGCGCTTATGGCGATCACTATGGCCGCGTCCGGGGTGGTCGGCTACGTGTGGTGGAGTCACCACCGCGGCGCGGCGCCGCTTCCACCGGTGACCTCGTCGGCGCCGAGCGCCTTGCCGTCGGGCCCCGACGACCGCATCGTGCCGTCGACGGCACCTCCAGTTCAGCCTCCGACGACGCACCCGCCGCGACCGCTGCAATTCGACTCCCGCGGTGTACCGATGATGCCTGATAACCCCACTGCGCCGGAGCTTCAGCAGATTCTCATTGCCGACCTGGATAACGCCGGCATCCCGTATGCCGACCCGAGAGGCGCGGTAATCGATGCGGACAGCGTGTGTCAGTACCTGAAGAGCGGTCATCATCGTGGCAGCCAGATGTTCGCGTGGATACAACAGACTCATCCGGCGCTTACTTCTGATCAGGTGGGCAAGTTCGCGGGAGCGTCGGTCGGGGTTTACTGCCGCCAGTTCGGTTATCTGTTCAATCAAAGCGTCGGTAGCGATGACGCCACGTCCTAAGCACAAAGACGGCTAGTCGCGCCCGGCCAGCGTTACTATTCAGACGAGGCCGCCAGGTGCTGGGAACACCGGACGGCCCCTAACCGCCCCTGACAAGGACAGGAGGGCTAGCAGTGGATGCTACCGATATCACCGGCGTCGACCACCCAGTGATGGATCAACGCACCGAGGTCATCTTCGGCGCACCCGTGCACGCGTGGAGCCGACCCCACCCGCGCGCCGAAACCAGCCCGGAAGGATTCCGCCGCAACCATTACCAGGTGGTGTGGCGTGATGGCGCCACCATCTACCAGAGTCACGCCGAGTACCCGATCACGGAGATGGAACGGGACATGTTCGTGAGCGTCATCGCGGTCATCCGCGCCACCCGGCGCGGTACACCGTGGCCGTTCGCCGGCATCGGCATCACCGACGCAGGCCCATCACCGTACGGCTGGCTGTGGGACGACACCGCAGAACTCGCCGAAGCCGACTAAACCTAGGGGAGCAAAACATGGACGATGGCAAATGCCCAGACTGCGGCCATCTCAAGCTGTGCCATCTCACACCCGGCAACTGGGTCAACGGCGGTAGCTGCAACGTGTGCAGCTGTCAGGACCATTATTCCCGCAGCAAGACCTAACGCATGGTTATCGGTAGGAAGTCACACCAGTAACAGGAGGTAGCAAACATGGACGACGTGTGGCATGTGCCATCAGATGAGAATTCAAACGAGATAGTCGAAATCCGCCCAAGCATCGTGATTAAGCCAGACGTTGCCCGCGACCTCATCATCCAGGGGATACGCGACGACCTCGGTGTCCCGTTTAACGGCGACCAGCTATTCGAGGGATGCATCAACCCACAGGAGCTTGCGAACGCGATCTTGAACCGGCTGGCGGAGGGATAGGACGAGATGAGCGAAATGGAAGCCCTGATAAAGACGTTGGACGCCGAGATTGCGGCTGTCCGCGGCAAGGGTGATGCTGAGGCCGACCCGATCGAACGAGAGCTACTGTTCGCCCGCTGGGAGGGCTTGTGCCGTGCCCGTTTCCTAGCGAAGCACCCGGCGAGTTGCCTGACGTAAGGCACGAATCAACGCGGATTTATCAGACAAACCCAGCAAATTTAGGAGCACGCATGGACGTTGGACTTGGCTGGCAACTTGCAGCACGCGCTACAGAACGCAAGCTGGCTGGTACGAGCGAACGGATCGAGGAGATTGATCGGATGCTGTTTGATGCCGGGGTGCTGACCCTCGGCGCAACCACCAAGCAACTCCGCAAAGAAGCGGACAGCAAGATCATGGACGCCCGCGTGAAGCTAGAGCAGCTTCGCAAGCAGCTTTCGTAGCGCGACATTATCGGCACTCAACGGAGGATGAAATCAAAGCATGTCCGTTTACGAACTCCCCACTATCGCCGCTGACAGTTGGCAGGCCGCATGGTGCGCCCACTGTCCTCATCCGCTAGGTCACCATGGGCCGATGGGGCATTGCTTGGCTGACATCGAACACGAAACTTGCAGCGTTAGCTGCAAGTGCCCCGGCTACGAACCTGGTTCCAGCCCGTGCCCTGCCTGCTGGGAACCGCTTCCATCCGCAGACACGTCGCGTTGCCAAACCTGTGGTGTCGACCTGACGTAAGGCGTACTTATCGGCCCAGCGGCAGCGGGTCAACGCCGGCCGCCACCGCCACGAACAACAGCACCACCGCCGCGATAACGCCCATCGTGAGCAGCAGCAGCCCGAGCAGCACCGCGCTGGCGCAGAGCATCGTCCACGCAACGCCGATGGCGTTTCTCATGGCTCAGCCTCCCGATGGGTTCCGCGGCGGCAACACTTTCGAGACGTGCCCGTACTCGGGTTCGGCTCGGACCTTGGCCTGGTTGCTGCGCATACCAGTGACGGGCATGAACGGGACGGCGGGGATCGCGGCCTGGTAGCGGTCTCGGTCGCGCGGCGCCGGCGCGCTCGGTGTGTACGGGGTGTTTTGTGGTGGTGGCTGCGCCCAGGAGGGTGGTGTCGCGGCGCCCATCCATCGGCCGGCGTTTCCGGTGGCGGCCTTGACCGGCTCGGCCGCTGGGACGGTGACGTTGGCGCTGGTGTTGCCTCCGGTGGCGTGGCCGGCGTTGGCGATCGCCCGGGCGCTTTCGGTGGTGGCAGCGGTGATCATCGAAAACCCGAGCAGCCCAACGAGAAGCGAGATCCCGCTGTCGAGGTAGGCGCCGGACGAGATGAACCCGAGCCCGATGGGCGACGTCAGGAGGTCTGCCAGGTTGCCTAGTGGGTCGCCGGGGGTGAAGCCGGGGATGAGTTGCTGTATGAATTGCAGCAGCGTGGTCTGCGCCGGCGGCGCGGCCGGCGCAGCCGGGCTGCTTCCCGTGGTGGTCTGCGGTGCCGGGGTGAACTGCGGCAGCCCGGCCGTCGCGGCGCTCGATGCCGCGGCATAGGCGTTCATCGCGGCCGCGTCCTGCGCCCACATCTCAGCGTACTGCGCTTCCACAGTGGCGATCGCGGGTGTGTTCTGGCCGAGCAGGTTCGTAGCGACCAACTGCAGCAAGAGAGTTCGGTTCACGGCGATCACCGGTGGCGGCACCGTCGCGGCGAACGCCGACTCATACACTGCCGCGGCGGCGCTAGCTTGGGCGGCCGTTAATTCGGCTGATAACGCCGTAGACGTCAGCCAATGCCCGTAGCCGGTCGCTGTACGGATCATCGCCAACGATGACGGGCCAGTCCATATCGTCGAGATCTCCGCGATCGTTGACTGGTAGTGGGCCGCCGCCGTGGACAATTCGACCGCTAGCATGTTCCATGCTTGTCCTGCCTCGATTAGTGGGCCCGCGCCGGGCCCGGCGTAGATGAGGCCCGAGTTGATCTCGGGTGGGAACGCCGAGAAGTCCATCGCCAGCCCACGCTTACCTGTTCAAGTGCTCGCGCGCCGTGACGACCGCGGCCCGGGAATCCCGAACATCTTTCGCCGACAACTCCCCCGTATACCGGTCACCGTTCTTCGTCATACGGGACAGCAGCATCTCCACCACATCAATCAGAGAGAACGCCGCGATACGCACATTCCTTAGACCAGAACGACATTCGTCATAGTCATCGTGCAGGGCCTCGTAGCGAGCATCCGCGGACTCAAGGGCCGCGTGCTGCGCCGCCAGCTGTGCTTTCGCCAACAGGTCGCGGCGGGTTTCGTCCGCGCTGAGGACAGCTTCCTCAGTTTCGTATCTGATGCGGGCCGTGTCGGCTTTGGTTTTATCCAGTTCGGCTCGGCGCATGCGCCAACCGAAGAACCATTGGACGAGTCCGCTGGTGATAATGGCGACGATAAACGTGCCAACGAGTTGGAGAAACTGCTGGCTCATTTCCGCGCCGGCTTAAACTGGGCGCGGAGTTTGGCGGATTGCGCGAACTTATATCCAGCGATGACGCACATCGGGGGCGCCTCCTGTAGGCCCATGTGCCCGAAGATGCCCTCAGCGAAAATGATTAGGCCCGCAGTCAGGAACACGAAGCCGCCCAGGAAGATGAGAGTGCTTGTGAGGCGCGGCCTGTTGTTGGCTATCGCCGCTAGTTGGGCTGCGGACAGGAGAACCAAGCAGATACCCAAGCCGGTCCCGTTATGCGGCAGCTGGTGAAAATACGACCAGGACGGCCCGTAAAAGTAGGCCGGTGACAGGATGTACCACAACCCCAGAAGCTGCGCCAGGACAGCGAAATTGACGTATATCGACTTGTCCCACGCGCGCTCCGGCAGGAAGCTACTCGGGTCGACTGGCGGTGACAAGAGGGGACCCCTTCTGCCCGACGGTGATGCTGGATAGTGATGTCACCAGCGACAGCATCGCCCCCGAGATCGCCATGCCTGCAATGACTTTCCACGGCAGGTGCCAGGCATCGACGAGGGAGCCGCCCATGGCGGTCGCCGCGCCGATGCCCGCCCCGCGGATCACCAGCTCCAGGGTGCTCTTCCAGAAGGCGACGCTGAAGATGGTTTCGGACATCAGAGGTCGGCGACGACCGATTCGGCGAACTTGAGTGCGTTGTCGAGGTCGGTGACAGCCGTCTTGACTGACGCCGGGATGGGTAGCAGCGCGTCGTATTTGGCGACGATCGCTACCACTTCCTCGACCTTTTCGATGTCGGCCTGGACCTCGGCGAGGTTGAGGCCGGAGAGGACGTTTGCCATGTGCGCGGTTCCTTTCGGGGTTACGAGCCGGGCGCGGGTGCGGGGGGCTCGAGGTTTTGCAGCGACGTGATGGCTGCGGTGACGGCCGACTCGTCGGCAGCGGCCAAGGTGACTGACTGGCCGGCGATCAGCTGCTGGATGTAGGGCGCGAGCACGTTCACCGCGGCGGTGATCTCCGCGGCGAAGTTGTCGAGGTCGGCCTGGGCGATCTGCACCTGGCCGGTGGGTTCACTGCTGGTCATGCTGTTCCTTTCGGAGGGGTTGGCGGCTGCGGATGTGCAGCCAGTTGCTGCAGGCCGTGGATGGCCTGCCGCAAGTTATGGGTGCGTGCGGGCGGTAGCCGCCGGCACGGTGGGAATGAGAATCGGGCGGTGGGAAATTCGGCCTTGTCGATGCCGTGCGCGAGCAGCACCAGTCCGCCGACGCCGATGAAGACGCCGATGACAATGCCGAGAATGAAAGTCACAGTGCAGCCGCCAATTCCATGAGGTACTGCGCGGCTGCAGCGACGCAGCCCTGGTTGGCGTACTGCCAGTGAGGTGCCCCGAGCCCGGCCGCCGCGAAGGTGATTCCGTTGACGATCTCCTCGATCATGCCGATCGGCACCAGCAGGTCCGCGGCGATGTCGACGAAGGTGAAGAACGATCCGTTTTCGATGAAGCTGTAGATCGAGGTGCCGACCTTCCCGGGGTCGGCCTCCGCGGTCCAGGGCGTGGTTCCCACGGGCGCGGAGGCGTAGAGGTCGCCGGGCAGTGCGAACGACATGACGATCGGCTTCCCGAACTGGTTGGGCTGATTGGTTTGCGCCTCAGTGAGGTCCAGCGGCCCGGCGATGCCGCCGGTGACAAAGCCGTCCTCAGTTCCAGGAACCGGGATCTGTTGGAAAACATTGCCGTTGGCCACGCCGGGGCAGCGCATGGGGTCTCCGAAGTTCACCACCGACAGCAGATCGGGTAACCGGTGGTGCAGCACGCCGTCTTCGGCGAGGATGTCCTGCTGGTAGACGATCCCGGTGGCCAGTGCGCCCTGCGAATAGCCGGACAGCGAGAACGGGCCCGACGCATGCACGGGGGCCTGGTAGTCGGCTGATGCGGGACCGCCGAGCGCCGCGATAATCTGCGCCCGCGCGTTCTGCACCGACGGGTTCATCGGGAACACCGCGGCCGGGTAGCCGATGGGCTGCCAAATCCACGGCGGCCCAGCGGTTTCGAGCCCGTCGAGTTTGTCGGCGACGATTTGCCAGGGGTTGATGCCGCCGACCATACTGCCGAGCATTCCGGAGAAGCCTGCTGTCGAAGCGGGATCGGGGTCGCCGGTCCCGTTGACGGTGATCAGGACCGGCGTGGTCACGATGCGGCCGGCGGCTTGTAGTTGACCGAGTTGGGCTCGTCATCGAGGATTGTCGGATCCTGCTTGTAGACCCATTTTGTGATGGCGCACAGCATGTCCCAGGCGTCCAGCTGGTCGCCGCCCTCGACGAAGGTGTGTTTGCGCGTGAAGATCTTTGCGAGGGTGACGATCTGGTCGAGCAATGACGCTGACTCGTTCGAGCCTTCGGTAAAGGCGTAATCCTTTAACAGGCCGAGGATGTCGGCTTCGTAGAGCATCGCGACTTTGCGGTTCCCGAGCTGGTTGCCGTTGCCGTCTGTGCCATCGAGCTTGTCGGACACCGATTGGGCTGTGGCGTTGACATTGGGATCGGTCATGAGAATGTTCCTGTCGTGAAGAGTTGTTGAAGTTCGGCCGGGGTGCCGAGGAAGGCGTTGCAGTCCACCGAGAATCCGGCGATGATCGCGCGGTCGGTGAACTGCCATGCGGCGGGCGTGCCGCCGCCGTAGGGAGTGAAACCCTCGCCGCAGTCGCCGCCGGCGCTGGCGAAGATCGACGAGGCGTAATTGGCGCCGGAGATCGGGTAGGCCGACGACACCAGTCCGATCTGGTTGGCTGCGAGCTCGCCGAGGTCGCCGCCGCCGACCTCCGACCAGTACCACTCAGGGCAGTAGCCCAGCGTGATGTTGACGCCGCCGGCGTTGAAGCCGTTGGTGACGTTCCAGAAGTTCCCGAGGTTGCCGCTGTTGGCTTCCCAATCGAACATCGCGTTAGGACCGCCGCCGTTGTCATTCCACGTCGCCGCCTGGGCACCAGGGTCGTCGGTGGTGACGTAGTGATACCCGAGGCACAGCAGCCCGTTGTCGGCGCACCAATCGCGCACCGGCGGCCAGAAGGGGTCTTCGTAGTAGGAGCCTTCGCTGACCTTGTGCACGACGGCCGAGAAGCCCTCGGGGACAAGCTGGCTCAGGAAATACAGCGCGTCGCCGACGCTGCGCCAGTTGTTGTTGGAGACGTCGGGGTAGAACAGCGCGGTGCTGTCCATCGGCACAGACTCCAGCGGGGGCGGCGCCGGAGCCGGGCGCACTTCGCCCTCGGTCTCGGTCCAGTGGTCGGCGTGCGCAAGCCGGTCGGTGTAGCGCACCAGGCCGTCGTGGCTGCGTTGCACCGACCAGCGGAGGCCGTCAGGGCTCGGTACTGCGACGGCGAATGATCCTGCTTGGTAGCGGATTTCGCCGACGTGTTCGGGTTCTCCGTTGTCGTTCATTTAATCCTCATCTCTGAATAGCGCGGCGAGGAACGCCGTTCCGATGTAATTGGCGAGAAGCACTGCGGCGATGGTGGCCAGTAGCCAGCCCCACCAGGGCATTAGCCGATCCGCTCGCCGGGGTGTGCGTCGTCGGGCCGGGTGCCAGCCTTCCCGGGGCCCTGGTCGACGCCGTCGACGCTGACCTTGGCGCGCGGCTTACCGCGTGGGGCTTTGGCCATCACGGGCCCCGTGTTCAGCTCGGGCAGATCGTGCGCCAGCTTTTCGAAGTCGACGCCGGCCGGCCCGTCTTTGAACATTTCGGCGGTTAGCGCCACGACGGCCACGGTGTTCATCGCCTGATAGAACGGCGCGGTGATGGCGCCCTCGCCGCCCCAGGTGGGCAGCTGAGCCTCGTTGTAGCTGCTCGCGCCCCACGGGGGGATGTAGTGGCCGCCGATGATCTGGTGACGCCCCTGGACTAAGTGCCATGCGTGACCGGCCTCGAACTGCTCCTCGGCGTAGTCGGGCACCTGGATGCCGATGCCCACGATCTGGAACAGCGACAACGCGATCAGCATTTCGTCCCAGTCGCCCGGCGTCAGCCCGGCGTAGGCGATGACCTTGTGCCCATTGCCGTCCGCGTCGATGATGCCCGTCGACTGCCGATACTCGAACAGTTCGTGGACATCGGTACCCTGGTCGGTCGGGTTCGGTGGTGCATCCGGGTTGGTGATGGCCGAACCGTCTTCGTTGAAGCCTTCGATCTCCGGCCCCGGCTCATATCCGGTGATGGCGCTGTAGTTTTCGGCGGCCGTCTTGTCGGTGAAGTTGACCGTCACACCGCGCAGCGCGTTGACGTAGCGGACCTCTTCCTGGCTGCCGGCGATCGCGCAATCGCCGAGTGTGGCGTTGAGGTACAGCTCGGGCTTGACCAGATCCGCGTGCCCGAGTGGGTATTTCAGCGATTCGACCGTCGGTAGGTCGGAGGTGTAGTAGCGGGACAACATCAGCCGCGGCTGCGCCTGAACTGGCTTGAGGCCGGTCTTGTACTTCCCTGTCCATGTGCTCACTGCTTCGCCTTTCGGATCATGTTGGCGTGGATAGCGTTGATGCGGATGCGCGCCTCGGCTGCTCGGGCGGCGTTGATGGTGACGGTCAGCTCGTTGTCTTGGAGGTGCTCGGCGGCATCGCTCCAGTTCGTCGACCCGCTCACCAGGACGGTCCCGTCGATCGACATCAGCTTCATGTGCATGATGCGGCCGTGCTCGCTGGTGCCGATCGCCACCGAGGTGTTGGGAAAGTCTGTGGCGGCCAGCAGTTTCCGCTCGTGGACGCCGCCGGCCTGTGAGCTGTCCAGGGTGAGACGTACGCGGATCGCCGGGTCGGCCATCTTCGCTTTGATCGCGGTGACGAGCTCGTCGTCGTCGAGGCCGTACATGGCGACGTCGATCTCGTGGCGCGCGGAGTTGATCAGGAACAGCAGCGCGCCTTTGAGGTCGTCGACCGGCGAGTAGAAGGTTCGGACGTCGGTCGGGTAGCCCGGGGGGAAGGGTTGCGCTTTGAACTGGTCGAGGATGGCGAGGCTGTGCAGCGGGTGCGGCGTGCTCACCGCGGGTCGTTCTTGTGCAAGATCGACAGGACGAGCCATTCGCCGATCGCGCCCATCGCTATCGCGCCCAGAATGACTAGCAGCGAGTACAGCAGCTCGGCGAACATGGCACCCTCAGGGCATCTCGTCGAGGCCGTGCGGCCATTGAGTGACGTAGCCGCGGCCCTCGTCGTCGGAGGGCCCGACGTGCTCCAAGGCGTGCTCGGTCATCAGCCGGATTGATTCGGCGCGGTCCGCCGCGGGCTCGTCGTCGGTGCTGGGCGATGTGATGTTCCAGCCGGTGTCGGTGCGTGTGGCCGTCACCAGCAGCGTGCCGACGCTGTCGTAGAGGTGCATAATGTCCCTGCCGTGCGGGACGATCCGGTGATCGGGGATGACGTCGAATGCCATCGCAGGCTCCTATGCGGTTATCTGGGGGGTGACGGTGATGGATGCGCCTGTGCCGCTGACGGTGACGTTTCCGCCGGTGAAAGTCGTTGAGCCCACGAAGGTTCCCGACGTGGACGTTGAGAAGATGCCCGACTCGACGTAGGTGCCGGCCGCGCAGGAGATGCTCACGCTCGACCCATTCACCACACCAGTGGTGCCCGGCGTCCAGGTGGTTTGCACGCGGGCATAACCGCCGCCCGTAGCCTCGTTGGCGCCGGTAGTCCCCGCTGCCGCGGTGTGCAAGCTGATGTAAGCACCCAGCGCATAGACGGCATTCGCTGACGCTTGATGTGTTGTGTTGGGAATGCCCACTTCTGGTGCCTTTCTACGGATTGAGAGGTAAAGCTATGCCGCCCCAGGGCTGCGATCCGGTCGCGCTGAACGTCACACTCGAAGCCCCGGCGGCGTAGCCCATCACGGCTGACAGATTGTGGCTTGACACGAATGCCGCGTTGTATTCCTGGGTTTGGTTGTAGGCGGTGAAATTCGTTGTATAGCCGCCGAATGCCTGCGCGATCACCTGGCCGCTCGCGGATGAGACCGTCATGCTCGGGTTACCCGATGCGCCGCTGGCCGTGGTCGGGGTTCCGAACGACGCCACGTTGGTGAACGACAGGGAATTCGCCGACGTAGAAGCAGAATTGGACGCAGTGACAGCAATCGTCTGAGCGCCTGTGGGCGGGTTCAGGAGTCCGAAGACGTACACCGAGGTGAAGAATCCGGAACCCGATTCATAGTTGGAGATCACACCCAACTGGCTCATAGACGTTGTGCCAACCTTGGCGGTAATCGTCGGGGATGAGTTAGCGATGAAGGGCTGAACGAAAGCGACGATTGCGTTGGCGGCGGCGCCGATGGTGTGCGACCAGCTCGGCCCGGTCGTGGTGCCCGTATATCCAGCGCCGACAGCATCGAACGCGATGGGAACCGTGAACCCCAGGGACGGTGGTACCGCGAGGCTGAACGCGCCGGTGGACGCTGACGCGCCGCTGACACCCAGCGTCGGTGCGACGGCGAGGTTGAATCCCGCAGGGACAACGCCAGATCCCCCGAATGCCAGCGACGGCGGCACCGCGAACGCCGTGCCGGCGGCCAGATTGCTGTTGTCGCTGAATCCAAGGGTCGGGGCTACTGCGAGGTTGAACCCTGCAGAGGAGGTGGTCATCGCTATGGTAAACGCCAGCGACGGACGCACTAACAGGCTCGAACGGGCTGCGGCAGGAGCTCCCAATGTCGGAGCGACGGCTAGCGTGAAACCGACGTTCACCTTGGGCCACCACCCCTGAAGCGGGGGCCCCGTGTTCACAGGTTGCCCAGTATTCGCAGGCGGCGGAGTGCTTCCTAGCGTAAACGGAAGGGTGTACGGGAGCGGCACTACTGCGCCTCATGCTCGCGGACGGCCACGATCATCGCCCGCATCCGCGCCGTGTGGTCGGGATCGTCGTAGTTGTCGGCGTGGTGAGCGATCAGTGCTTCGATGCGCGCCTCGTCTCGGACCTTGGCGCAGTGCAGCTCGACGCCATCGGTGAACTCGATGCCCCACAAGTCGTCGCGCACCGAGTAGACCCGCGTAACCTGATGTGCCACTTGATCTGCCATTACGACTGCCTATCCACGATCCACGCCTGGCCGATGGCGCCGGCGAATCCGAACTGAAACGCTGCACCGCCGGTGCCACCACCACCGGGTGGGTTGCCTACGCCGCCGATCGCGTTGGTGCCGCCACCGAAATAGGTCTTGCTTGACGGCCCCGATGCTGGCCACACCTGGTTACCGGGCGACAAGCCCCACGACGTCAGGTTGTTGATGGCGTTGCCGGCCAGACCTCCGGCGGCGGTGAGGGTTTGGACGGTGCCCGATGCGTCGTGCCAGGAGAAGGTTGTCGCGGTTCCAGGGTTACCTGGCGTGAAGTAGGGACCGCCCGCGCCACCAGTTCCGATGGTGATGGTGATGGTGGCGCCGGCGGCGATACCTGTTGGTCCGCTGGTGCCGACGGTCAATGTTGTTGCTGCCCAGCTGGCGCCGCAGCCGCCGGGGCCGTTACCGGCGCCTGTCTCACCTTCACCACCGCCGCCGCCGCCGACGATGACGAGATCGACATAGACGTCCCAGGATTGGATCGTGTAGGTGCTGTTGGTGGTGAAGGTGTTTGATTGCGGGACAAAGACGGGGCTTGGTGTGGCGGAGCTTTCAAATCCGACATAGGGCACGTTGGCGTTGGTGAAGGTGAGCCGGGAGAACGCTATGTTGCCGGTGCCGAGGCTGCCTGAGACGGTCCCGGTGAAGGCAGCTTGATTCGCGGTCGGATGGTTGGGCATCGTCACCGCGGTGCCCGACGCCGTCTGCCCGTACAGGGTGATGACCGATCCGCTGCCGGTGGGCGGTGAGAACGCCAGCGCGAGCGTGTCGCCGAGTTTGCAGTTGGTGGCGAAAGCGGATGGCAAGATAAACGCTGGACTGCTGGACAATTCGGCCTGGAGCCCTGTTGTCTGGCCGAGGTAGTCGAGCACGCTATTGGTGAAGTCGACCTTGTAGACGTTGACCGAGAACCCGGTTGGGGATCCCGACGAGCTGGCGACAAACCCCACCGTGTTCGCTACCATCGCTTGCGAGAAACGCACGAACGTCACCAGAGGGGCCGAGCTGGTGTTCAGCGTCATCGGGATCATCTGCGGCTGGAACGTGATGTTGGACTGGGTGGTGTTGTCCATGCCGTAGGTGAGTGGCTTGGCGTTCTGGTAGTTCACCGTGTTCGCTGTGGTGTTCGATTGATTGACGAACGTCCACAGCGGCGACGTGGAGTTGATGCCGATGTCGTTCATCAGCTGCGCAAGCCATGCCAGGCCGCCGGCGTCGGCGACGTCGCCGCCCAGCGCCGCGCCGAGCTGGTTGATCAGCGCGTCGAATGTGTCGACGAGGTTCTGTGAGCCGTCAGGCCCCTCGATGGACGTCGCCGTGTACTGGCCTGTGGTGGTGTTGATCCCGAACAGCGTCTGTACGATCTGTTGCAGCGTGGCCTGCTCGGCGAGCTCGATGCCGGTGGTGGTCGTGATGTAAGTGCTGTATGCCGACTGCAGCTCGGTGATGTAGGTCGACCAGCTGGTGAAGTTTGTCGTCGCGGTCCAAACCGATTGCCAGAACGTCGTGAAGGCTGCGGCGTTGGCCTGCGCGTCGGTGTTCAGTTGGCCGGCGAGGGCTTCGAGGTTCGGCAGCCAGCCGCCGGTGACCAGCGTCGTGCAGGCGTTCCACCAGACGCTGCCTGTCAGCGCATCGGCGGTGACGGCGATCTGAAACTGCACGAAGCCGACACCCGAAGTTGGCACCGTGTAGGCGCCGGCCAGCGAAGTCCACGTCGTCTGGCTTGCGCCCGGCGACGTGATCTCCTGAATCCCCACCGGGGTACCCGCGGTCTGCGGGCCCGTCGCCGTGGTGCCCGGGTAGGGCACGATCTGCAACTGGATCGGTGATGTGCCCGAGTTGATTGTTAGTCCGGACCACTGCACCACTGCAGCGACGTCGACGACCTGGCCGGCCTGGACCGGGAAGATCACACCCTGCACGGCCCAGAGTTGGCCGTTGGCCGTGATCTTCGGCGAGCCGCCCGACGTCACGCCGCTGACCGGATCGGTGTAGGTGACCGTTGAGTCCCACGCCACGCCGCCGCCGTTGTGGGACACGGTGCCGATCGAGTTGGCGTTCGGGAAGTTCGTGACCGGCTGCGGGCTGGCCGGCGTATTCGAGATACTCGGCGCGGAGATTTCGGCGTAGAGCGCGGCGCCGGTGCTGCTGCCGAAGAAGTCCTGTAGGAGCGCCAGAACCCAGTTCTGCGCCGTGGTGGCCGTATTGCTGGCATCGGTTGCGGTGCCCTGCGCGCCCTCGGCGGTGGCCAGCGCGTTCGACGCCGCGGTCTCGAGCTCGTTGGCCCATGTCTGCAAGCCTTCGAACGGTTTGACGCCGAAGATCTGAATGTTGGCGACCGCGAAGAGCACCTGGGCGAGGAGACCGTCGATCAGCGCAGTGCCGATCGCCTCCATCTGCGCCGCGGTGAACGGCGCGACGTTCCCGGCAGCCGGGGTCGAGGGGTTGTTGTGGATGAAGGCGAGCGCGTCGTCGAACGCCGAAAATGACTCGTCGTTGCCGTCGGGGAACGCCAGTGCCGACATCTCAGATCAAGGTGACCAAGGCGCACGCCCACGGCTGCGAGGCCGACGTGGTGGCGGTGAACTCGACGGCGCCCCCGCTGCCCGGCTCCGTCAGGATCGCCAGGTTGAGGTTCGCGGCGCCGGCGTTCTTGGCGTACACGGTCGTGGTGTTGGCGCTGGTGACCACGATTGGGGAGGTGCCGAGCGAAACCATTGCGCAGAACGCCATTTGGCCGGCGTTGACGACCACCGCATCGGAGGTCAGCGACGTACCGGCGCCCCCGGTCGAGTAGACGAACGATGTTGTCGACCAGTTCTGGAACGAGACGACGTTGGAGACGATGCCCGACACGGTGCCGCCGGTAACAGCTGGCGCGACGGTCTGCGGGCCAGCCGGTGGATCGGGCAGTCCGTAGAGCTGCACGTAGGTGTTGCCGATGGCCTGCGTGCCGCCGATCGCGGTCATTGGGGTGCTGCCGTAGTTGATGCCGCCGGTGAGCTGGAAGATGTTGCTGGACGACGCGACAGCTAGTGCGGCGATCGCGTAGTTGTCGTTCGCGCCGGCGGTGAAGGTCATTGACCCTGTGCCGGAGGCGACACTTAGGCCGGGGCCGGTGAGGTCGAGGGCAACGTAGTTGGACGCGATGATGCCGACCGGCAGGACGCCGAGCCACCATGTCGTGCTCGAAGTCGAGTATTCATCGGTCGTTGATGCCTGCTGCTCGGCATTGAGGTAGAACGTCGCGGCGGTGTTCGCTGGAATGGCACCCGAGTCGCCCTGTAGGAGCGTTGTGGATGCCGGGATCATGGTCGCGGTTGCGGGTCCGACACCGGCGACCGGGTTGGCGACGGCCCACTGGCTGCCGTTGAACGCCGTGGTCCCGTTGTTCTGCCGCGCGATCAGGCTCACCGCAGTGTTCGCGGTTCCAGTGATCGTGCTCTGCGCGAACATAACCGGCACCCACAGGTTCGGCTGCGGGGGAATGCTCAGCGGGGCCAGCGTGCGATCCTCGCCGCCGTTGGTGCCTGTATTCGAGATGTTGGGCACGTTGTAGACCGACGAGAACGGCATCGCCGCCCAGGCCGTCTGCGCCGGTGTATTTCCTTGCGCCGGCACGTAGGCGAGGGTGTAGCCCGCCGCCGGGGTGCCGGTGAGATCGGAGGCGCTCAGGATCTCCGTCTCGAAGGCCGGCCCCTGCTCGCCTTGCGGGAGTCCGATGGCCGCGGAGTATTCCACCGAGACACCTGGGCCGTTGGAGTTGAGCGGCGTCAGCTCGAACGTGGCCGGTTGGCCCGCGGCAAGGGTGCTGACGCTGCCGACCTCGATGGTCGGCGACAGGCCCGAATCGCCTTGGGCCAGCGGCGGCACGCTGACCCGAGCGCCGTTTGGCCCGAACACGCAGACGCCGGTCGATGTGGAGCCTGGCTGCGTGCCCGATGGCCACAACACCGGCCCGTAGTACATCGCCGAGCCCGCGGGGTAGCCATCAGGGCTGAATGTCCAAGTGCCGACAGCGGTTGTGGTCGCGGTGGCCTGCAGGTCGTAGTCGACGAGGATGATCGCGCCGGTCGCCGGAGCGGTGGCGAACGTCAGGACGCCGCTGGCCGGGGTGGTTTCGGTATAGGCCACACCGTTCTCTTGACGTGCCGCATTGGCTGCCGTCGTCCCGACGAAAACCCGCGTGGTGCCGGCAGCGTAGGGGTTCGACAGCGTGAAAACCCTGTTGGTGCCGTTGACCGTGCCGCTCGGCACTTCGCCGTAGATGCTCAATTCGATTGGCTCCTAACCGGTGCCGCCCGGCGGGGCGAGCAGAAGTAGGTTGACGTCCTCTTCGAGACCGACGAGGCGCCGCTGGAAGATCAGACCCGGTGGGTCTTCGCGCTGGCCGTCACCGACCTGCACGGTCACCTTCGCGAAACCGTCGTTGTTGTCGACGATCACGATGTCGTCGGTGTAGTCGGTGTAGACGATGCCGCGACGGATCAGCGATTGCTGTACGGCGGGCCAGATTTCGCGTCCGACCGCGAAGGGCTGGCCGTTGATGAAGCTGAATTGCGCTGATGGGTAACCGCGTATCGTCCAGAGCGCGTCGATCGCAGCGAACAGCATGTCGATGTCGTAGGTCGACTGGGTGGGGAAGAATTTCTCCGGCGGCCCGTAGGGGCCCATCGCCTGCTGCACGGTGTAGGCGATAAACAGCTGAAATGCGAGGAACGTCCCGTCGAGGATTCCATTCAGCAGATCGTCTGGAATCCCTGTCACACCAATCAAAATGGTGAGCATGTCGACGGCGTACTCCATTGTGGCGTTCAGCGCGGCTGAGAGCCACGCAGGAGATTGACCACCCAGGGTCACCGACCAGGACTGCGCCATGTGGTGCGCGACCTTCGCCGAAATCAGGCCGTTGTCGTCGACGTCAGCGTTGAAGATCACCCACGGCGGCGTGTAATTCACGCCGTAGGCCGGCGCGATCACAATGTCAGAGCCGGGCGGCACGTACGCCTGCACTGGCCCGATCACGTTCTCCCCGAGGATCGAGCCTTCGAGGTCGATGAATTCCTCGCCCAGGCCGTCACTCCACGAAGCGCTCGGACCCGATACTCCGCTGTAGTCGCGAACGTTGAAAACGTAAGAGGCGACCTCGAAATCGGTGGTGAACGTCTCTCCGAGGACTTCGTAACTAATCTGCGGGTCACCGGGCAGCCACACGTCCACGCTGGCGTACCAGCCGTTGTCTTTGAGCTGCTGCTGCATCAATTTCCAGCAGGTGTCCATGCGGCCGTGAAAGAAAATCCAGTTGCTGGTGTCGTGGTTCGGATCCCACGGCGGCACGAACATCGGAACGTAGGACCATTCGAGGTTGGGCAAGTTCCAGCTGTCGAACCACGTTCGCCAGTCAAGGTCAAGGGAGACAACAGCATTGATGGTCTCGTACATGTTGGACTGCAACCGAAAGCTGTTTTCGGCGACCATCGCTTTGAAGCAGGTGATCCCGGGCCCGATGTAAATGGCGTCCGACGGCTGGATCGCCAGCGGCAGCTCGGGCTCGGGGTAGACCAAGATCCGGTCGAGCATGGTCAGCAGCCCGGCGATCTGGCAGTCGATCGTCTGCGTGCCGTCCTCGAGCAGGTTGTCCTCGGCCACCTCGATCCAGCCGGCCCAGCGAAGCGCGCCGAGCTGGTAGGTGAACGGCACCAGCGTTCCGGTGGAGCACGCCAGGGCGACCTCGGCGAGCGGATCGTCGCCCTTGAGCTTCATCGTCGCGGCCGGCAGTTTCAGCCGCGGGAACGAGACCTGCGTCTCGATGTAGGCGTTCGCGAAGCCCTTGGAGATCCAGAAGTTGCTGTAGAGCTGCACCACGCTGTCAGTGGGCGGCGTCTGCGCGAGCGCGGCGGCCTCCATCGCCGCACTGAATGCCGCGACGATGTCGGTGCCTTGGATGATGCTGGCCAGCGCCGGGTCCGCTTGTGGCGTCCCCGGTGTCGGGGTGGTCACCGGTCAGGCCACAACGCTTCAGGCCAGCGGCGCATCGGGTCGACGCGCATGGCGATCTTGCTCGTCGAGCTGCCGCCCGTCTCGGTCACCGACACCGCGATCTGCGACAGACTTGCGAACTCTGGTTGCGCCACACCGGGAATCGGGTTGCTGTAGCGGCCGGTCAGCAGCGACATCAGCGGCCCTTGCGGCGGCAAAATTCCGAAAAGCGATTCGAATTGCTGCAGCAGCGGCGGCACGTTGTTGTTCGTCACCCAGTTGATCAGCGACTTGATCGTCTGCTGCTCGACGCTCAGCGTCTGCGGGACGCCTGCGCTGATGTCGATCGCGTTGTTCAGCCGTGGCAGTAGCGGCATCACGACGACCTGACCTTCGAGCAGTGGCCCGAAGGTGATCATGTTCGTTGAGCCCGGCCCGTTGCTGAACTTGAAAAGGCCTGGGCCGTAGAACATTGCCGTGGGATACGCGTCTTCCTCGCCAATGTTGGCCAGTCGCAGAAATCCATTGCCACTACCCGAGCCGGGTGCAAACTCGTCAATCGACGGCACGCCCAGCCAGAACGATCCGTCGACGCGGGCGTTGTGGGTGAGCTTCGCTGTCTTAATAGTGCGCCAGTGCTGTTTCCACTGATCGCCCCACGTCTTTGCGAGCCGTGGCTTGCAATACCAGTACCCGCCGTCGAGCGTGATGTATTCCATCACACCGGTTTTCGTGGGATGCCAAGCGCCCATCCACTCGCTGACAACGCGCGAGACGCCCCAGGCGGCATTTCCGTGTGCTTCAAGGTTGAGGTCGATCAGCATCACGTCGAACAGCGATCCGGTATAGGTGACACCGGGTTGCCGCGCGCTCTTGAGATCGATCAGTTTGAAATCTGGCGACATGCCGTGGATTCCGTCGGACAGCACCATGCCGTCTTGGATTCCCGGCCACGGCTTGAGGGCGCCGTCGATGTAGAACGTCGAATTCTTGTCAGGGCTCGTGTACCAGATGTGCGCGCTGTCGCCGGTTAGAAGATCCTTAGCGGCTTGGGGCAGCACCGTGTTATTCGCCGTGGAAGAGATGATCGGGAAGATCGTCATCAGCCGCGGCCCGGGTTATTCGCGGGGACCTGCAGCCGGGTCATGTTGTACTGCTGCTGGGTCTGCGCCATCTGGTACTTGAACTGGTCGACGTTGTTGGCTTGCACCGTCATTGGGCCATTCAGTTGCATGCCGACTTGGTCGCCGGTATGCACGCTTTCGCCCTGGCCGCTGCCGATGCCTTGCTTCAGCGGGGCTTGGGTGTTGCCGGCGCTCTGCGGCGCAGCTGGTTTCGCGCCGGCGATACCGGAGAGCAGCCGGCCGGGCAGCGTGTTCCCGAAGTCCGACAGCGGGGAGTCGGACGGCAGGAACGTGGACAGCAAGCCTTGGACGCCGATGCCGGCCATCTGCCCGGCGTAGGCGATGGTGCGGTTCATCAGCTGCGAGGCGATCTGGACGGCGGCGCCGGAGCCGGGGGCGAACATGTCGGCGCCGGCGGCCGCGGCACCTTCGGCTGCGCCGAGCGCGCCGCCCTGGATGCCGAGGCCTTTGGACGATTGGGTGCTGGTGCCGCCGACGCCGCCGCCAGGCAGCTGCGGCTTGTCGTCGTCGGTTTTCCCTGACCCGGTGGGCGATTCGCCCTGCGGTGCCGCGGGCTTGGGCGCTGGCATCGGCGGCGGCGGTGTTGGAGCGACCGCGCCGACGTCGGTGACCCCCGCGCCGCCGGTGCCGCCAGCGAAATGCTGTGCGTGGCGCCACGCCTCGGCCTGATCGACCGGCAGTACCTCTTCGCCGGGGGTCAGCCACGCCGGAATGGTGTCGGTGCCTTGCGGGCCGCCGCCAGTAGAGAACCCTGGTGCGTCGCTGAACAGCGACGCGACGCTGGGATCTGGGACGCCCGGCACGATGCGCGGCGTGAAGATCGGCTCGGGCGGTAGGACACGCTGCACGAAGCCGGGGTCGCCGGGGCCGCGCGGCAGCCCGGGATGCGCGGCCACCCATGCGTTGAGGTCGGCCATCGACGAGCCGCCCGGCCGGAATTGCGGGGTTTGAGCGAGGCCACCCGAAGGGGTGAAAGCGTCGGGGGATTGGACGCCCTCGTGCCAGTGCGCCTGCGGGTTGCCCCTGACGCCGGGGATGCCCCCGATACCTGGCAGCAGCACGTTCGACGTGCCCGGTGCGGCGCCGAACTTCGTCGGGTCGAACGACTGCCCGAGTGGGGCGCCTCGGCCGAACTTGGTTGGGTCAAACACCATGCCGCTCTTGGCCGGTGAGCCTGACGCTCCCGCTGCCGCGTCGTTGGCCCATGCCTGCGAGGCGAGCGCGCTCGGCGAGCCGCCGCCACTGCCTGCAGATCCACCGCCGCCTGCAGGACCGAACGCGCCCACGGCCATCGCGGGACCGCCGCCACCGAAGTTCGGTGCGCCGCCACCGAACTGCGTACCGATGTCGCCGAGATCCGCATAGCCGCCGGGACTGCCGCCTCCCATGGCGGCGTTCATCATGGCGCCCTCGATAGGAGCGATCATCATGTCGCCGAGGAAGTCGACCACCCACTCGGCCAGACCGCCGAGCCCCTTGTTCAGCCCGAAGTTCGCTGGCAGCGGCGTCCCGAACTGCATGCCGCCCATGCCTCCGCCGCGGCCACCGCGGCCCGCGTGGAAGTCACCCTGCTGCGCCTTGGCCAACCGCGCGTTCGCCTCATCGAGCAGGACGTGTTCATGGCGCAACTGCTCTTCGAGCCGATCCTTCTCGGCCTGGGTCGCCGTGGATTTCATGTCCTTCTTGCGCTCTTCGAGATTCTTGATCTCTTCCTGAAGGTGCGTGACTTCCTCTTGCGCGTGCGCGACCTTCGCTGGATTAGCCGCCGTGTAGTAACCGGGCTGGCCGCCCGGGCCGGTACCCGGCGTGGCACCCGCCGGCATCCCGCCGCCGCCACCGAAACCGCCGAACATGCCACCCAGGCCACCCCCACCGAAGCCACCACCGCCGCCCCCCGGGCCATCGGGATACAGGCCCTCCACCGGCAGATACATGTGATTGGTGAACTCACTCGTCTCAGCACCGGCCGCGGAGCCGCCGAGCATGATGCCGCCGTGCTGGCCACCGGATTCAAAGTGGGTGCCGTCGGGCAGTGTGGCGGCCATGTGTCCCCCGCCCGGACCGCCGTTGTACCAGCCGATGTTGAGCGCACCAGACTGGAAACCGGGCTGGAATCCTCGAGCAGCGAGCCATGACGCGGCGTTGCCGGTGTTCATCCGGCCGCTGCCGCCCACCGCGGCGTCGACGAGCAGAGACACCGCGCCCGAGCAATCCGTTGACCCCCACACGTAGCGGCCGCCGTTGAGTGCCTGCGCTTCGGCGTAGAGGCCCTCCGCGCCGCCGATCGCGCCGCCACCCTGACGGTGCAACGCGTTACGGAAGGCGTGCACGGCACCGTGGCCACCCATCGCGTCCACGTCGTCGGCGGTCAGAACGTGCTCGCCGGCCGCGCCCCAGAACAGCGCCGAGTCCTTCCCTTTCGGGCCAGGCGCGTTCAGCGGGCCGCCCTCAGCGTGAGAGAAGTACTTGTCCCAGAGGCCGTAGCCGAGACCGCCTGCGGCGCCGATTCCAGCGCCCCACGGGCCGAACATGCTGCCAAGCGCCGCACCAGTGGCGACGTCGGTGCCGACGCCGATCACGTTCTGCGCGGTGCCGTGCGTGTTGTCCTCTGCCAGACCGCCAAGCACCTGAGCGCCCGCAGCGAGGCCACCGGCGCGACCGATTCGGCTCAGCGCCCCACTGAGCCGCGTCGCGCCAGCCTCAGCGCCTTCCTCGCCCGCGATGATGCCGCCCAGGCCCCGAGCGATGGGCGCCAGCACCGCCTCGGCGATATTGAGCGCCTTGAAGCCCAGCCACGCACCGCCCAGGACGCCGAGCGCGTCGACGACCGCGTGCATGATGCCCGGGTGCTTGGCGAAGGTGTCACCGATACCCTTCGCGATGTTGGCGACATCGATAGCGACAGGGATGAAGGCGTTGCCCATCTCAATCGCTGCGGCACCGAACGCGGCCTTGGCGTCGGCCATCTTCGCGTTCAGGGTCTGCTGAGTCTCGTTGAATCCCTTGACCGTTCCGTCAGCGTTGCGTGTGGTGGAGTCGATCTGCTGAATCTTGTCGTTGGTGTCCTTGGCGTTCTGTCCAGTCGTCTGAAGCATGACGGCTAACGTCGACTGATCGCCGGTCAGAATTTTCAGCGCCTGGTCGTAGCTGATGTTGTCGCCGATACCCGACTTGATGAGCGAACTGAAACCAGTCAGCTTGTTATTCAGCGCATTCCACTGACCGACTTCGTTAGCCTGCTCAACACTCAAGCCGCCGCGAGACTTGCGGAACGCTTGGTATGACAGCGTTCCGTCTTTGATCTGCTGGGCGACGTTTCGGGCGGCGGGCGTAAGACCGTTGAACGCTTCGGTTTCCGCGCGGGCGAGCTGCGCGGACTGCATGTGAACGTCGAGGTTCACCTTGCCATCCTTGGTGTGCGCCTGAACCGCCTGCTGAAGTAGCTGCAGGGTTCCGGCGAGCCCGCGTTCGCCCAAGTGGTCGGTTACGTCTTGAGCGTCCAAGCCCAGCGCGCCCATCATGTCCCGCATTCCCGCTGTGGGGCCGAGTAACTTCTGCTCTGCGTGCGCGATCAACTCCGACGCGTGGTCGGCAGAGTCACCGCTTCTCGTCATCTGCGCGGTCACGCCGTATAGGTCGGCCATCAGCTTCTGCATCTGGCCGTTGTCGAGTCCCTGGCTCTTCCCGATATTCGAGAACAGCGGCTCCGTGGTGTGGAGTGCGCCAGAGAATTCCTGGAAGTTAGTGCGCGCCAACGCTGTTGCTTCCACCATCTTCGACATCACGTCGGCCGACTGGTCCGCGCTGAAATGAAAGTCATTCATCGACGTCGTGAGGCCGCCTAGCACTTCTTTAAGCTCAGCGTTCTCTGACTTCGCGCCCTGCGCGGCGGATCTCATGATTGTCACGCCGTCGGCGCCACGGAATCCGGCCTTCTCAACGCCGTACATGGCGTTCGACATTTCCTGCGCCGAGTAACCCACCTGTCCGGCCAACTGAAGAATGCCATCCGAAACGGTCTTGAGGTTCTGGGCGGTTTCTCCTGCCGATGCAACAAGCCTCGTCTGGGAGGCCTCGAAATCCCCGGCTTTCTTGGTGGTTTCGACCATCGCGGCACCGAGTCCTGCGACAGAGGCGATGCCGACCGCGTTGAACACCTGGCCCGCACGACTCACCTCGTCGGCCGCGCCCTTGGTGCTGCCGGCCAGCCGCGCCGCGGCGGCTTCGCTGCCCACCATGGCGTCGACGTGATCGCGCTGCGCCTTCGCCGCCCGGGCGTGCGAGTCCGCGAGTGCCACGTTCGCGGCCATCGCCTTAGAGCTCGTGTCGCCGTATCTGGCGCTCATCTCTGCGAGGCGACGCTGGGCGATCTCAACCTGGCCCATAGCCCTCGTCATGCGGGCCGCTGACTCAACTTCCACGTCGGCGGTGCGGCGCATCTCAGCCTGCATCGCCAACATGGAGTCCCGCGCCGCACCAGAATCAAGTGCTGCGAACGCCTTTGACAGGTTGGCGCCCAGGCCGCGGCCGATGTCATCGCCGGCACGGGTGAACAGCCTGACTGCCTCGCGGGCAGCGAGCTGAGCGGCGGCTACATCGAGGCGGGACTTGACGTCAAGATAGACCGGCATCGTTCACCACCTTCCCGTAAAGCCCTGCGCGGATGATGTTTTCGGTCAGGTCAACGATCGCGGCGTCTTTCCTGGCCTGGTGCATTTCCTGGATGAGATTGACCGGCTCAGTGACGCCAGAGAAGTCTTGGTAACCGTTGGCCACGATCAGCTCGCGCACGGTGCGCGCCATCAGTTTCTGGTCGAACGTCCAGTCGACGAATTCCTCGACGAGCTCGAAGTCGTCCGGTAGCGGACCGATCGCAGGCATGAGAAGCAGCTGCCCGTTGGTGACCATGTGGTCGCCGATCTGGATATCAAACCGTCCGACGTACTCGACGATGCGGAAGGTGCGCTGCGCGGCCTCTTTGTACTTCGATGATTCAGGAAGCCCTTCGAGCAAAACGAGTAGCTCTCGGCTACTCATGCGTCCTTGGTGCCAGTCGGCGATTCGTGCGTCGTGGCAGTGAGTCCTCAGGCTGGATTCAATCTGCGTCGGGAACTGCCGCCATGTCCGAATCGCTTCCACCACTTTTGGAGTCAGCCAGGCGCCGCTTAGCCATCTCCTGATTCATCCGCGACCAAATGAGCGCCACGTCGTTCGGCCGGCCGCCCGCGGCCTTGAATGCCTCGTACTGCTCACCGAAGAGCGCCTTGGCGAGCTCCCGGTTGTAGTTGATCGGCACGCCGTTCTTGCGGTGCGGAATCTTCAACGCGCCGCGCTCGCCATCCTTAACTGGCTCGTGGCGGTCCCAGTTCTCGTCCATGTCGACGTCGAGCGCATCGACGGCGCTCTGCTGGTCCTCGTCGAGCAGGCTCGGGTTGGGGATTTCGAACTTCGCGCTGCCGATCGTAATGATCTCGGAGGCAACGAATCCCAGGGCTTCTGCGGCCTGGGCGCGGGCTTCCTCGAATGAGTGGTGCGAGTGAACGGGTGCGGACATGCGAGTACTTCCCTGCTACGCGGCGGCCTGCGCGGCCCACCGAGACGGCCGGCCGCGCAGATCGGCCGCCCCGGTGAGATAGGAGTTACGAAGCGGTCGCCGTGAAAGGCGCCGACGGTGGCCCGGTGATGACAGTTCCCGACTGGCCGTTGAACGTGCCCGTCGCCGTGATCTGCAGCGAGTTGTACGTCTGCGACGCCGTCAAACCGGTGATCGGAACGGTCGTCCAGCCACCCGACGTCGACGGGCCCGGCGACGTGCCGACTGTCGCCGCAGTCCACGATCCACCCGCAGTCGTCTGCAGCTGCGCCGTGTAGGTGATGGAAGTCAGGTCGATCGGCGTGGGAACAACGGCGTTGGCCTTGAGGCCGGTGACCGGCGTGACCGTAGGCACGTACGTCTCGAAGTTGAAGTCGCCAGCACCCAGCCACGCATTGCCGGCGCGCACCACGTACATGCTGAAGCCCGAGAACGGATCTGGCTCGATGTCGTAGTCGAGCTGCTGCGAGTCGGGCTCTTTGCGGCCGAGGGCGTTCTTGCCCTTCTTGTTGCTGACCACGCGCGGGAACACGCGCGCAACGAGGTTGTTGTTGCCGTCGAGGCCGATCATGCAGACGAAGCGGTCGACGAGTTGGTCGGTGTTGCCGCGGGCCGCGATGTACTGCGGCGTACCCAGGGAGGCAATGCCATTCGCCAGCGGCCACTCGTACTTCAGGGCGTCCGTCAGCGGGCTCGACTCAAGCGGCGTGAAGCTGATCATGTCGTCGAGCTTGGTCAGCACGTTGCGAACCGTGCGAATGAACTGCGCCGTTGGCGTCTGAGTGACGGTCTGCTCGGGCGTCCAGTCCTGCGCGTCTTCCTTGCACAACCCGACGTCGTAGAGGCCCTGGTTGGTGCCAGAAGAGTTGAACAGCAGGTCTTGTCGAATGGAGGTGTTGTTCGCCGCGAATGGAGTGAACAGGTTCTGCGACGAGAAGCCGTTGGCCGTGTAGATGCCGTTGGTGCTAAGCCCCACGCTTGGGGATGCGACGTTCCACGCACCGGTCGGATCGTAGTCACGGACGAGCACATGGGTGATCTGCCAGTAGCGAACGTTGAGCGGGTTCAGGTTCGGCTGGAGAACCTGTGCCCAGGTACCGCCGGTTGCAGGTAGAGCCATGTTTCCTCCTAGTGTGAATGGCAAGTGCCAGGGGAGTGTCATGTGTTTTCCTTCAACACATTTCAATGTGCGGGCACAATGACGCTGCCCTTAAACGAGTCACAGCATCGCGGTGTTGATGGCCTGCGCCATCAGGTAATGCCCGTGGGCTGACGGATGCACCCCATCGCCGGTGAAACCACCGATGTTGATTTGCGCGTTGGTCACTGTGGTACCAGCGTTCGCGAAAAGCTGAACCTGCGTTCCGCTCGTCACTGTGAATATCGGGGATGCCAGATTGGCCCCGGATGCTCCCGCACCGATCACGGTGACCATAGTTCCGAGGTCACCGCCGCTCTCCTGCTTAGCCGACAGGAAGTTCGCGGTAGAAGAGGTCAAGATCGCGGCCCCCGACGTGATCGAGCCGGTCGCTACACGGTTGCACGGAAGCCACGTCCCCGAGTTCAGCGACGACTCAACCGCGGTGGCCGTGTCGAAAAATCCGGTAATCGGATGCCCATAGCTACCAGCCAGCAGCGCGCCCGATGTGCCCACCGCGACAGGGGTTTTAGCGGTCGGGTCAATCGGACACTGGGCACGAACCCAAGTGTTGTACGCCACCCGCTGGGGTTCAGTCGCAAAAGGGGTTTGGTTTGCGGTCGTCGCCCAACCGTCTGTCGACGTCGTGCGGGGACACAACGTGAGGACGAATACCTTTGAAATCCCTTGTCTGCGAAGCCAAGTAGCAAAGTTCAGGTGCTCGGCTTCTAACGCCGCCGCCGTGAACGTATCCACAATATCGTTGGTGCCGTACTCAATAATGGCATCGTTGCAGTACGCGGCGAAAGAGAGCCGGTGAAAGCTTCCTGTGGTCGTTTGGAAGCTATTCGATGTGTCGCCGGAAACCGCTATGTTCACGAGCCCCGCAACTCCGCTGAGCGCGCGAATAGCGAAGCCGCCCTGGCTAAGAGACGGTGTTATGTAGCCGACTTGCTGGTCGACGTTCCCGGCCGCTATCGAGTCGCCCAGCAGTAGAACAGATTTGGCGGTGGCAGCGCCCTGTGCTTGGCCCAGCAACACCGACGGGCCATAGTAAACCCCTCCGGACGGGGCTATGGCGGCGCTGCCGGGTGCTGTCAGGTCTGTGGAGGCGGTGAAGCCTCCCCATCCGGCGCCGCCATAGGTGACGCGCGGGGCGTAGGCGGTGCCGCTGGCCAGGTATGTGCGGATCGCTACGATGTCGCCGGGCAGAAGCGAAAGACCAAGTGTGTCAGCGATAATTCTGCCGCCGGGGTCGAGGGTTGCGCTGGTGCGACCGCCAAACGTGAGCCGGTAAATCGTGTTCGTGGTGGTGCCAGGGTTCGTGCTGGACACCACCCTCAGCGAAGCGTTGAAGCTGATCGAGCCGGCGGGGTCGGTGTCTTGGTACGAGTTTGAAACCGTGTTGTTGTACCAGTGGTTCCACATGGCCGTGACACCCGACGCGGCCACGCCGACCGTGAACATCATTTCGCTCGTGCCGGCGGTGCTGGTTGCGTTGGCGGACGTTTGTATCCCGTACCCGGTGTCGCCGATTGACACGAGCTTTCGGGCGCCAGTTGCGTTGATCGCGGTATCTATTGCATTCAGGTCGGACCCATGAACGGTTTGGCCGTCTTGCCAGTTCGTAGGCAGCGTCAAAGTCGCCTTCTTTCGGGTTCAGACGAGTGGCAGACCGAAATCGTCTTTCGGGCAGCGGGATTGACGTTCTTGTCAGGAAAAGCGCAGGGGCACGCAGTAGCGGGCGTAGTAGCGGGCGATGTACGGGTCTCGGTAGGGCTGGAAGACCGGCATCTGCTCGACGGTCGGCCCGAGACCGCACACCTCAGCGGTATTGCCGTTAGGCAACGTGACAACGTCGCCCATCGTCAGCCGCGTGAAGGCGTAGTAGGCGTCCCATGCCGCTGCATCGGCCGGCGCGACAGCCTCCTGCGGGGTGTTCGCCTGAGCGAACGCGTGCACGCTGATGATCGCGTCGAGAATGTAGCGATCCGAGGTTCCGGTGATGCCGTTGGCGACGTAGCCCGGCATCCCCGTGAGCTCTTCCCGGGTGGACGCCACCGGCCGGTTAAGCGGCATCAGCACGCCGATTGCGAATTGCGTTGGCGGTGGGACGGTCCCCCAGTCGATGCTCACCGGCGCCCTCGTCGCGGCCGCGCAGCCTTGAACGACGCAGACCGGGCGATCCGCGCCTGGGCGACATTCTTGCGCTGCGCGGCGACCAGGTGGGCAGCAGCGCCGGTGGCCTTCAGCTTCGCCAAGGTCTCCAGCTCGCCGCGCAGCCGCTCGTGCTCGTGCGCCACGCCGTGATCGGCCATCGAGTCGCGGTACTCCGCACTGAACGACGGGCCACCCTTGGCACCAAACAGGGCTGCTGCCTTAGTGAATGGCCCGTACTCGGGCATGTGTACGGTGCCGATCTCGATGTCGACGGCGAGTCGGTTGCGTGAGATGACGCGCCGACTGCCATCAGGCCGCGGTTCGACATGCACGTCCCTGCGGGCATCGCCCGGCTGGCCTTCGACTGGTGCACCGCGCTTCGGGGGGAGATCCCCGAAGACTGGCGTCTCCTGCTGCACGGCTTCGCATACTCGGGCCGCCAGGTGGTCGAGCTCGAGCTCTATCTCGGCGGTTTTCAGGCCGGCGCGCAGGTCGGCGATGATCTCGTCTTCGACGCCCATCAGCCGCCGTGCCATTCGCAGATGACCCAGACATGATCCGGGTTTCCCTCAAGGTCGTACTCGAGGCTCGGCATTCCCAGAACCTTGTAGTCGCGCTGCGCGAGCGGATCCGAACGCAGCGGCCGAATCCAGTTGGCGTTCTTGATTTCTGTCGTGACCGGCTTGCCATCCCCGTCGAGGATGGGGTTACCGCTTTCGCTGGCGGTGGGAATGCCGGCGCCGGCGACGTAGGGCAGCCACGCCCAACCACGCTCATTGCTGGTGATCGTGTCGGACTGCTCTTCCGAGATCCGCTCAGTCTCGAACACGCAGCCATACACCCACACCACCGAGTCGCTGGTGATCTCGGTGTTCATCGAATCTGTGTGACCGGTGCCAGCTTTCGTGACGATTCCGAGGATGTCGCCTCCCGGGTACGTCACTGCTCACCTATGAACAGCATCAGCTCTACCTGGGCGTTGGGGCCGTCGGCGACCGCATACAGCGGCAGCTGATTGTTGTACGGCGGCTGCAGGAGTGGCATCGTCACCGATTGGCCGGGAGCGAGCTTGCAGCCGACCAGCGGGTTGGCCGAGCACGCCGCAGTGGTATCGACGACGACATTGGGAGCGTTCCCGCGATCGCCGATTCCCTCACTGGAGTTGAGCACCAGCACGGAAACAGCTGGAGGAAGGCTGATCTCGGCAGCAGACTGGCCCACCGCAACCACCGTGTCAGTCATTGTTGACGTCCCAGTAGTCCCAGCCGAGATTGCCGAACTGTGAACTCCACGGCGTCGGCCACCCCTGCTGCTGGTCGTCAGCGTAGAAGTCGTTCGGCGGGCAGCCGGCCATCGGCAGCGCCTCAAGCGGGATCTGTAGCAACTGCTTATGGACGTTGCTGAACTCGAGCGCCTTCATCGGGTCGGAGAACGTGCCGGCGTCGCTGCGGTGGCCCGTCATCTTCGAGTACGACGCCAACTTCGAGTACTTCTGGTAGCGGATGGCGCTCGACACAACGTCCCAGACGACGAACTGCGCGGTCGGATCCGTGTTCGGCAGGTTCTGGCCCTGGGGTCCGTTGTTGTAGATCCACTGCGAAGCCACGTTCAGCAGCAGCGTGGTGATCGCCTCCTGCGAGGCGGTCAGCGGTGGGCCGTCCCAGAGCGCCACGAAGCCGCTGAGCGTCAGGAACGGCTCCACGGCTTACCCCAGCAGTTCGACGAGCTCTTGCTTGCTCAGAGCTTCCAGCTCGGCCCGGTCGTGGCCCTGTTGCACACCGAATTCGACCCACGCCGACGTCGGCGCCGTCTTGGCCGGCTTGGCAGTGCCGGGCGCGATCTTCTCGGCTTCCTTGTCCGGGATCTCTTCGACGAGCTTGTGGCTCAGAAAATGCTCGCGCTGCTCATCGTCGAGCCACGGGATCACCGCACCGTGGTAGTAGTGGCGGTTATGTCCGGTCTGGTCTCTGCCGACGACCAATGGCGCCGTTACGAGGTAACTCACGGGTATCTCCTCAGTGTCATCATCGAGCGTCGGAAACTGCGGGGGCTCAAGGAATCCCACCGATTTAGGTCGGCGCAGCCGCAGTGAAGGCGGTGATCTCGACGCCGGCCTTCGGCTCGATGACGATCGGGGTCGTCACGCGACGGCACCGGATGCGCCAGCGATCCTGCTTGTCCTCGCGCATGGTCTTCACCTGGATCATCGAGCGGCCGTCGTCGTCGCCCGAGCCGCCGTCGCTCTGGGCTCCGACGTAGCCGGGTGCTGGTAGGCGCTCGTCGACCATCGCGCCGAACACCTTGCGGTCGAGGACCGCGCAGTACGGCGTCGACGGCAGGTTCGGAGTCGACAGCCACAGGTTGCCGGCGAGGTCCATTCCGTAGGACGTGCCGATGCCCTGGAAGACGGGGGCCCCGGTGACGCCGCGGGATCCCATGTCCTCTCGCGGCCACTGCAGCGCGATCGTGGGGTCGGACAGCGCCAGCGCGTAGGTGCCGGTGTCGACCAGGACGGTGTCGGCCAGGTAGCCCTGCTTGAGGTTACGCAGCTGCTCCTGGGCCATCATGATGTCGCGCACGATGTTCGGCTTCGCGGAGCCGCTGCCGTCCCAGTAGTAGTTGACGCTGCCCGATCCACCCGGGGTGGTGGCGCCTGCGGCCTGCTTCTGGGTGATCGCCGCGACAACCGCGGACATGATCACCGAATCGACCTGCTGCACCATCGAGTTGACGATCTTGATGAACGCCCGCGACAGCACGTCGAAGTTCTGCCGGCTGATCGACTCATCGGTGATGATCGTGTCGAGGCCCCACTTCACCACGTTGGCGATCTGCGCCGGGCCGGTCGGGACCGGAGTCAGCGGGTACTCGTCGCCAGGCTGCACACCTTGCGGCACGTTCCCAGCGAAGATCGACTCAATCTGTTCGTAGATGATCGAGCCGTCTTGGGTGAAGAACTGCCCCGTCAGGACTTTGTTGCCGACGAACAGCTGCTCGGCGATGGTGCGCAACGCGCGCAGGACCATCGTCGGGTCGTTGAGGTACCGCGAAATACTGACGAGGTCTTGTGTCGCCAGGTTTCCGGTGGGAAAGCCAGGAGGTTCGAGAACGGGCATCTCGGCCTAACCTTTCTAAAGTGCTGCGGTGCAGCGGGTTTCGGGGTTGAAAAACCCCGATCCCAAAGCTGGGCCGGGGTGCGGAGTAGGTCGAGCGTCAGGCGTACAGCTTGACGGCCACCAGGTTGCTGGCGTTCGCGCTCACCGCGTGGCCGATCACGTTGGCGAAGTTCGTGGTGCCGGGTGTGATGCTGCCGAGGTCGGCGACACCACCAGATGCGGCTGCTACCACGGAATCACCGGCGCTGATGGTGCCGGCGGTGGCCAGCACATGGATGCCGCCGAAGTAGACGCTCACCGGAGCGCCGCTGGCAACTGTCTGTGCGGCGACACCGACCAACGCCGCCGTCGCGCCAGACGTCGGTGTTACCGTCGGGGTGACGGTGCCCGAGTTAGGAGTGCCCCCCGAGGTGTTCGGGGCGCCTACCGTCAGGCTGCCGGCGGAGACGTAGACCAACTGGCCCGCCGTGATGGCCGCGCCGGCCACGCAGGACCATTGGTAGCCCGGTAGACCAAGCGGGACGTAATCCTGACCTGCCATCAGTTGTTACCTGCCTTCTTAGTGGTGGGGAAACCGAGCGACGCGAAGATGCGGTCCTCTACGCGCTGGAGTTCGGCCGTTTCGGCGATGTCGCCTTCGGGGCCCGGGAGGCTGTGGCCCAGTTCCGACGTCGGGATCAGTCCGACGGCCAGACTGGCAAGGACCTGCTTGGTGCCTTCGCGGTCGGCCTTCAAGGAGTCCAGCCAGTGCTGCTTGCGGGCGGGGGCGATCTTGCCCTGGCCGATCGCGGCCATGACGACTCGCTCGTCGTCGTCGGCGATCTGACGGGCGCGGGCTTCCACGCCCTGGGCGGCTGCGGCGCGCAGTTCGTCGAGCTGCGCTGCCTCGATCTGCACGACACCGCTGGATGCGGCTACCGGTTCCGGCTTCGGCTCGTCGACCGGGGCTTCGTCGTTCTCCGGCGCGGGTGCCGGATTCGTGAGCTCCGCGAGCTTGGCCAGGATGGTGTCCTCGTCGGCAGATGCGTCGATACCGAGCGCCTCCGCGACCTTGTCAGGTAGAGCCACGACGGTTTCTCCTTCTGTTTCCGAAGCCTCCGCGGCCTCGACTTTGATTCCGAACTTCTTGCAGGCGGCCTGAATACGGCCTTTGATCTGCGCCAATTCCTCGGCGCTGTAATCCTTTTGGTTCTTCGACATGTTGATATACGACCAGGCCGCCCGCGCATGCTCGGCGGTGTCGATCGGATACTTGCCGTTCTTTGGGTCGGCGTACTTCACGTCGCCGTAAGGCTTCGGCGCATCCGCGGCCTCGATGGTGAGCTCAATGGCTTTGCCGCCAACCTGACCTGCCGCCGCGATGTCGTACAGCCTCGCGACGTCCTGCAGGCTCTGCAGCGACTCAACGCCGGGCCTGGTCGCCCCCAGCAGAGCCAGTCCGGTCAGCACGAACTCGTGCTCGCTACCGTCCGGCGCGGTGTAGTCGTACAAGCCCTCGATCGAGCGCGACGGATAAGCCGAAGGCAGGATCTCCGCGATCCACTCGGGCACACCGACCATGTCGCCGATCAGCGCCTGGCCGTCATCGGAGGCGCGGAGGTTGTCCAGCCAGCCCACAGCCGGATCTCCCGTAAATCGAGGGTCGTTGTGGCCCAGGCGGATCACCGGCTTGCGCAGCAGACCCTTGTTGTGGGCATCGATCGCGGCCTCGATTTCCTTGCTCGTGCATTCCCACTCGCCGGTCGACAGGTTCCATTTGCCCGCGCGCATCAGCTCGATGTCGCGAACGGTTACGAGGTTCACCACAGCGTGATCTGCCCTTCAGGAGTGACGGTGATACGCCGGCCGCGGCGGCCGGCCGCGGCGCTAACCCTCGCGCGGCCAGAGAATGGCACCGCGGGCTCCGCAGTCGGAATCGGTTCGGTTTCAGCCGGCGCCACTGGAAACTGCTGACTGTTCTCGTCCTGCAGATCCGGATCGACCGGCGGCAAGCCCATCTGCTGGCGCTCGAAGTCCTCGAGCTCGGGGCTCGGCGTGATCAGACCGGCGCTCACAAGCATCTGCAGCGCGGCCGCCGACGCATCCTGACGCGATCCGATCTCGTCGCACACCAGCATCGGGCACGGCTCGTCCTCGCCGAAGTTCACATCGACCAGGTCCTCGACGATGTGCGCCTGCGCGGTGTCACGGATGTCGTCAGCTACCTGCTGCACACCCTGGCTGAACGTGTCGGCTTGCACCGACGCCAGCGCATACGAGCCGCCGCGGTCCAGGTTAAGGAAGTGCGCCAGCGCGGCCAGCGCCATCTGCTTGTCGTGATACTCGACGGCCTGCCGAATAAACCCCGACGGCAGCGTGCCCTTGACGCCGGCCAGCTCGAACTCGCTGCCGTACGGGAGCGCCACACCGGCGGTGTTGCCGCCGCGGTACTGCCGCGCGATGTTCAGATACGGGGCCAGCGTCTGGTCACCGATGCTGGCCTCCGACACCGAATCCGGTGCGATGACCACCGGCACACCGACGCCGTTGCGCTCGGCGGCCGTCGCCTCGATGCGGATGAACTTGTCCTTGAGCAGCCAGTGCTTATACGCCGGCCGAAACAGGCTGTTGCCGATCCACTGCCCCGGGTCCGGGTCGCGAACATAGACCACGAGACGGTTCACCGGGATCTGCAGCGACAGCCCAGCCATGCCGCCCGACGTCGTGCCCAGCGGCGTCCCGAACGACGAGCCCGGCGGGTACTGGGTAATGCCCACCAGGCCGCCGTCCAGTGCGACGTCCCAGTAGGCGATCGTCGAGGACGGCCGCGGCGCCAATTTCTTCAGGTGCGCGCGACCATCGTCACCGATCCGGTACACCTGCTCGAAAATCTGGTGACCGAACTGCAGATGCCGAAACGCCAGCATCAGGTGTTTCGACCACGAGAAGCGGCCCTTGGTGCGCGGAGTCGGCCGGTTATCGTTGTCGCCGGCGATCGGCAACCCTAGATCCGTGGCCACGAAGTCGGTGACCTCATCCGAAGCACCGTTTTTCGCGATCCGCCACGGCGTTTCGAGGATCGGCAGCGAAATCGCGTAGTACACCGACGCGATCCGCGCGTCCTCCCGCAGCATCCGCGTGTAGGTCCGCACACTGTTCGGCCACAGCAGCTCGGGAACCTGCTCGAACTGGTCGAGCTGCGAGAACGCCGACAGCATCCCCGGGAACTGGTTCGCGAACCCCGATTCGGTCAGCGGAACAGGCGTCCGAGTGCTATGTCCGGCTACACGCCGCGGAAGACGCTTCGACGGGGGCCTAAGTGGTGCCGTGGCGGGGATATTGCTCTTACTCGGCACCTATCCCCCTTCACAAGCGGTCAAAACGGTGCATTCATGGCGTCAAATTCGGGCTCAGGGACGTCCTCGGTGGCCGATTCCGCCCGGTCAGCCATCGGCGGGGGAGCCGGTTTCGACGGCGCACCCGAGGCCAGCAGCCCGCTGTGAGCCAGCGTCACCGCCATCAGATGCGCGATCTGCGGGCCGTCCCAGGCGTAGCGGCCGCCCGGGAGTTCCCGTTTCGTTGCCGTCGTGACCGAATCGGCCAAGATCTGCTGCCCCGGGTGAGTGATCTGCTCAGCCAGGAACGCCTCGTAGAACGCGTCGCAGGCCACCGCGAGCTCGCTCATGTTCGTCATCACCGGCTCGATACCGGCCTTGAGCAGGTACGTCTTCAGCACGGCCGCCGGCGACCGCTGATCGATCAGCAGCGCCACCGGATCGGCGTCGGTGACGATGTCGACCAGGCGCTCGGCGACCTCCGTCGGTGACCCGAGACCGGACCAGCCGATCTCGACGTGCGCGGTGCCGTCGCAGTGGTACTGCGCGCCGCCGATCGCCCACACCTTGTTGGACAGGTTCCGCTCCACGCCGATCACCCGCGGGTAACCGTTCACGACGTCAGGCATCGGATCAGTCCGGTCAGCCCACGCTGTCACGCCGAACACCCGCCCGGCCGTGTCGCCGACCGGCGGCCAATCTCCCCACCCGAGGACCTCGACCTCGAACGACTTCGGCTTCAGCTCGTTGAGGAGCTTGCGGACCTTCGCCTCGGTCTGGATCACCCCGTACGACGGGTTCGCCAGTTTCCACGTCGCGGGGTCTTCCCGCAGCGCGCGGCGCTGCGAATCCGGCAAGTCCGGCGCCGGCGCGGGCGCGGCGTACTCCGCGAAGTACACCCCCGTGCGTTTCGACCTGAGCCTGATGGACTCGTGGGCTCGGTGCCGGATCAGCGCCAGCACGTGGCCGTTGGCGTGGATCTCCTGATTCACCGCCGACGACAGGTAGATCGTCTGAGGGTTGTGCGCGGCCAGCTGCGTCGGCCCGATCGCCGACATCTCGCTGTCCGTCAGGTTGTAGGCCTCGTCGTAGATCACCAGGTCGATTTCGTCGGGCCCGCGGAAGTCACCCGACCGCGTGATGAACATGACGACGGTTTCGGTGCCGTCATCGTGGCGTACCGAGAATCCGGCGACGCCCTGCGAGCACACCCAGCCGAACGCCCGGCGCTTCAGCGACGGTCGGCTCACAATCAGGCGCTTGATCCGCAGATAAATCGACTTCGCCGTCAGCCACCGCTGCGCCGAATACACGACGGTCTCGGCCCGGGCGAACGCCCCGTACACGATCCGCAGCTCCGCAGCCGACAACGTCTTGCCATTCTGCCGCGGCGCAATCACCACCGACGTCGGATGGGTGAACATCCCGTCGGGTTCCACCGTCAAGATGCCGCGCAGCGTGTCCTCTTGCCACGGCAACTGCGCCTTGCGCACCCGGGTCGCCAGAGTGATCGCCTTGTCGGCCTCCGACTGGCTGCCCTCGTCGCACAGCAGGTACTCGGCTTCCTGGCGCCCTTCGAGCGCCGGCCACTCCGGCGCGGCCGTGTCAGGTTCAGAGATCAGCGAGGTCGTCATCGTCGGTCGGTCCCATCGGAATCGCCGCGCGCTGGCGATGGATCTCGGCCATCAGATGACGCAGCTCGACAGTCAGCTGCCGGGCCTCTCGCAGGACGGCGTCGATACGGACCTCGATGACCTGGTCGCGGCTGACGCGAACATGCATCCAGGCCGACCGCTTGCCGTTCAGCAGATCGGTGCACTTTTCGAGCCAGTCCGCGGTCTGCGCGGCCCGCTCGATCAGCAGCCGGATCTCGAACGGGTCCGTACGGCGGCTCAATTCCTGGGTCAGCCGCTGGCCGGCGGTGCGAGGGGTGCTTCGTTTGCGCGGCGTGGTTTTCGTGGCAGCTTTTTGGCTGGTCACGGTATTTTTTTGACTCCTCACACACAAAAAGGCGAC